ACTTAGATTGTTAGGAATTCCTAAAAGAATCAACAACTTACAGCGGAATAATCTATGTGAGGCAAATAATCTAGTCAAGTTACGGTGACAACACAGCACTACAAGCACCCGCCTTCCTTTACTTTACAGTCTTATCCTCCCATGAAAGGGCGTATGTGTAAATTGTTTAGATTATTTAGATTATTTAGATTGTTTACACTCTCTCATGGCACTATTCCCAATGGAATCAACCACTTACTGGTGTCAAGTTAGGCCTTACAACAATCTAAAACATGTCATGTAAAGTTAGATTATTGCCTTAGCCCTTAGATTACTGCGCTATTGCACCGCTAAACTGCCATGCCTGCACCCCCCGGCGTATGGTTTATATATAATATACATAAAATGTAAAGTTTCAGACAATAAAAAACCCGGCTTTCGCCGGGCTTGTGGTTCAGAACAGTGCCATTGCCAACCATAACAACACATACAACACTGGTGCAATGATGATTGCTGCTACTTCGGGGTGTTTCTCGCAGAACTTTTCCATGTTAAACTCCTGTAAAGTTAGGGGAGGGAGCCTTTCGGCTCCGCTCCTTTGGGTTACTTCATGTGAATCCGAATCATCTCGGGTGGGATTCCGTCGTCAATCAACTCTTGCTGGAACTGTACAGCGTATCTATCACGCTTGAACCAGCGAAAGAAGATTGAATCGCCTTCTATCCACTTGACCACGAACCGATAGGACTCTTGCTTGCGCTTTGCACTCATGGAATTCTCCTTCATTGTGCGGTTAGAAAGGGAGCCGGATTGCTCCGGCTCCTACTACTTAGAACAACTTCCGCTTGGCTGCTGCCTGCGCTGGCTCGTTATCCGCTAGGATTTGGAGACCTTCGAGACTGAGAGCCTTGAGGTAGATTGCTCCGCCTGCCATTGGGGGAACCGAGGTCTTAAACTCGTTACCCTTGACTGGTTGCTTCACAACCTTTGCCGTAATTCCCGAGAGCGTACCGTTCTCGTTGATACGGGTGGCTGTGATTTCAACCGTCACAGTTACGGGGGCAATCGACCGCTTAGCGGTTGGAGTGCGTTCACTCATGGTTTTCTCCTAACAAGGTTAAAGAACATCAGACTTGCGTCTGAATCGGTGCATCTGCATCGACAGTTCTAGATTGCCAGACTTGACGGAAATGTCAAATACGCCTGAAATCAAGGCGTTTGTGGGCGCGGTTCGGCTGTCGCTGGCTTGCTCGCTTGAGCGGGTGACGAGGGGGACATGGACTGGCGTTTGCACCGCCCCCCTGTATATAGTAAACCTCATAAAGCAAGACCCAAAAAAAGGAACGTGTAAAGTTAGCGTTTTCCGATAACTTCCTTAATTTCACTATAAACTTAAAAACCCCCGACTGATAAGTTATTCCGTGCTTGACACTCCAGTAAGTTGCCGTGTTATATTCGGGGCATGGATACCCTACCACTACACCACACGAAATGGTCAGATAGGTTGGCGTTCGACATTGCTCTTACCCTAGAGGGCAGTGGGGAGACTTTGCAAGAAGTCATGACCCGCCACAAAATCTCGGCTACCGAAATCCTTGAGTTCAACGCTGACCCAGTGTTCCTCAAGAAAGTCGAGCATTACCGCGAGGAAGTGCGCGAGAAAGGTCTGACATTCAAACTCAAGGCCCGCGCCCAAGCGGAAGAACTCTTGACAACTTCTTGGATGTTGATTCACGACCCAGCAGTTTCCCCTGCTGTAAAAGCCGACCTGATTAAATCCACTGTGAAGTGGGGTGGTCTGGAGCCTAAGAACGAGGCGGTTGTGGAAGGAGGCGGGGGCGGCGTACGCATCACCATCAATCTAGGTAGTAACCCTAATGACGCCCGCACCATCGAGGCAGATACCACAGAGGTGACGGATGTCGCTGCCATTGCATCTGGAGAGTAAGTTTAACCTTACGTTCGAGGGTATGAAAGCTGCACGCTTCGTCAGTGCAAGTGAAGCGCATAATATGGAGACAGCCCTGCGGGAATATGGGTTGTCCTACAAAACAAAAATCGTGAAGCACAAACGCCGGGGCCGCGAGTTCTGGGTCATGCTCGTGGAGGTACAACATGCTGAACATTAACTATACACCACCGCCAACTGGTAAGCGGTTCATGGAGTCAGACGCCAAGATGCGTGTGCTCATGGGGCCAGTCGGTTCTGGTAAGTCGGTAACCTCGTCGTTTGAGATTGTGCGCCGCGCCAGTATGCAGGCTCCGAACGCGCAGGGTATACGCAAAACACGGGCGGCGATTGTGCGTGAGACTGCACGCCAGTTGCAGGACACAACAATCAAGACGTTCTTGGACTGGTTCCCACCGGGGCAGTGCGGCGACTACATGCGCACGACCAAGACGTACTTCTTCAAAGTAGGGGATGTAGAGTGCGAGATAATGTTCCGTGCACTGGACGATGCGGACGACGTTGCCAACTTGAACTCCTTGGAATTGACGTTCTCATGGTTCAACGAGTGCCGGGACATCCACCCCGATATTGTGGATGCGATGTCCAAACGTATCGGTCGTTTTCCGTCCGCGAAAGATGGCGGGCCGACATGGCACGGTATGTGGGGCGATACTAACCCACCGACGATGGATACGTGGTGGTACTATCAAATGGAAGGCTTAGACCCGAAAGATGGCGTATCTCCCAATAACAACGGGTGGGCGGTGTTCAAACAACCGTCCGGTCGCTCAACTTTTGCAGAGAACATCGAGAACCTACCCGATGGATACTACGATACTCAAGGCCGTTCAGAAGAATACGTCCGCGTATACATCGACGGTGAGTACGGGCTTTCCTCGGCTGGTATGCCAGTCTACAAGTATTTCAGGCCGGACTACCATATGGCTAGAGAGAGGCTTCGCCATATCAACAATGGGGTTCGACCCATTATCGTTGGGATGGACTTGGGGCTTACCCCAGCCGCTGTCATCGGACAGCAAGACCCCCGTGGTCGTGCCATCCTGCTGGCGGAAGCGGTCAGCTTTGACATGGGCGTACAGCGATTTGTAAGGTCTATGCTCAAGCCCCTGATATACGAGCGGTTCGGGGGTGCTCCCATATTGGTGGTCACTGACCCTGCTGGTATCCAGCGGGCGCAGACTGACGAGCGGTCAGCCGTTGACATCATCAAAGCCGAAGGACTCAAAGTCATTCCGGCAAGAACCAACAACATCTCTGCACGTATCAATGCCGTCGATGACTACCTGATGCGTCAGGTGGATGGCGACCCGGCCTTTCTACTCGACCCGTCATGCACCCAGTTGAAAGCGGCGATGATGGGCGGATATAGGTACAAACCCCGAGGCGATGGCGACATCGAAAAAAATAAACACTCCCACGTAGCCGAAGCGTTACAATACCTCATGCTCCATATCGCCTCCGTTGGCGAGGGGAATTATTTACCCCAACGCCGGGAAATTAAGCCCGTTGCAAGCATGGGCTGGACTTGATATGATGTCAGTGTCGCTTTTCTTTGCAGCGGCAGTTGTCACCTCCCACACCTCCTTCAGTGGGTTCTGTGCCTCCGGCTTATACCCGGGGGCACATTTTTCTTGTCGAATTACTTTGACAGCCTGTATACTTCTTGGTATGTCCACATTACAATATATAGTAGTGTGACGAACAGGAGGCTACGCATGGTCAAGGTCAAACATCACAAGGACTACACTATCTTCTCAGACAACGAGAAGATGGACACTAGCGGCTTGGCTGGCAAACCCAAAGAGTACAAACCGATGGAGTGGAAACAACCTGTGATGACCATCGAGGACATCATGGAAGTTCAAGAGTACAAGACCAGTAAGCGTCCTGATACTGAGACGGAGGACTAAATGGCGAAGGTTCTCTCCCACAGCAGTACAAATCCCAAACTGACAGTCAACAAGACTCCCGTCAAGGGATATGCTGCGGGCGGTGAAGTCGTCGATACCCGTCCTGTTACTCAGAAAACTCGTACTGTGTATGTGGACGAGGCTGGTAAAGCTGGCCCAGCAGGTACGGCGTATAGTGCTCCTGTAACTATCAAGGAACGATTTGGTCGTGGGCAACGTGATGTGACTGTCACTAAACCCCGTGAAGAATCATGGAGTGAGTATGGTGAAGGTTTGGTGTACACACCATACGACACCACAATGGAAGCACAGGCAAAAGCTCCAACCGTTGGGTTTGGTGAGGCTGCTAGAGTTTCAGCAATGCCTGAGATTGCAAAGCCCGGAGAAGTTAAATACTACGGCGAGTCCAAGAAAGCCGAAGCTCAGAAGTTTAGTGATGAGCGTTTTGCTGCGTACAACCGCCGCATGGAAAATGCTGCGATTAGTACAGGTAATGTGTTGCCGGGACAAGAAGCCCCTAAGGCTGTCTATTCAGTAGCTCCGTCACAAACTCCCAAATCTGTGCAGATGGCTCTACCTAAGATGTCTGAGAAGGCACAGATGCCTAAGATGACTTCTGTGAAACTGACGCCTGACTCACTCGTAAGTACTGCGGCTATGCTTTCGCCGCAGAGTAAAGTCCTGTACAAAGCATCGGACTTCATTGACTATATGAAACAGCGCAAGAAAAAAGGCGAGGTCTAAATGGCAGGTCTTACATTCCTTCGCGTAGTGTCTAACGCTGAGCTTGAGAAACAAGAGCAAGAAGCGACGCAAAAGGCATTGCAAGAGCGGCAGAACCAACCGATGGTGTTGGGTCTGTCTCAGCATATTCGTATGTGCTGGGATGCAGCGAAGATTGCTAAGAAGCCTATTGAGGACAAGATGCTCATGGCCTTGCGTCAGCGCAACGGCGAGTATGAGCCTGAGAAACTAAATCAGATTCGTCAACAAGGCGGCTCTGAGATTTACATGATGATTACTGAAGTCAAGTGCCGCGCAGCGGAGTCTTGGCTACGTGACATCTTGCTCGATAGTGGTACTCCACCGTGGGATATTGTGCCCACCCCGATTCCTGATTTGTCTCCGCTGCAACGCCAAGAGATTCAGGACATCTTTGCAAGCGAAGTGCTGACGATGCTGCAAGAGACGCAGCAAGCTCCGACCAAAGAGGAGATGCAGCAACTCAAAGAGATGGTTTCCCAAGACTATCGCTTCAAGATTTTGCAAGACGCACAGAACCGTGCGGACAAGATGAAGTTGAAGATTGAAGACCAGTTCGCTCAAGGCGGCTGGGCAGATTCGTTCAACGACTTCATCACTGACCTCGTTACTTTCCCTGCTGCCTTCATCAAAGGCCCAGTGGTACGCCGTCAGCGTGCGCTAGGCTGGAAGACTGTGATGGGCAAGACTGTGGTTGAGCCGATTGAACGTCTGGCTCCTGAGTTTGAGCGTGTTGACCCGTTCCGTATTTATCCCGAGCCGGGTATCACCCGTATCGAGGAAGGCTACATCTTCGAGCACCACCCTCTGTCTCGTACTGACCTGTCTGACCTGATTGGTGTGCCGGGCTACGATGAGGATGCTATCCGCACTATCCTGAACGAAGGCTCTGGCCCGTCATGGATTAACGAAGATGTGGAACTCATCAAGAATGAGGAGGAGCGCAAGTACTACTCCTACATGCGTCCGACTGATGTGTTCGATGCTCTTGAGTTCTGGGGCAAAGTTTCCGGCAAGATGCTCCGTGAGTGGGGTCTTACCGAGGAAGAAGTTCCTGATGAAGCCCAAGAATATGATGCCAACGTCTGGATGATTGGTAACTACGTCATCAAGGCGGTGTTGAACTACGACCCACTGGGTCAGAAGCCTTATTGCAAGACTTCGTTCATCAAGTGCCCCGGCGCGTTCTGGGGTAAGGGCATCCCCGAGATTATCGAAGACATCCAGAATGTTTGTAACGCAGCCGCTCGTGCGCTCGTGAACAACATGGGTATCGCATCTGGCCCTCAGGTTGAAGTCAACCTTGAGCGGATTCCTCCGAACGAGGACATTACCCAGATGTCACCTTGGAAGATTTGGCAGGTGACTAACGACCCTGTGGGTTCGAGTGCGCCTGCTGTTCGCTTCACACAGCCTGAAGATAACGCCAGCACGCTGGTGGCTGTGTATGATAAGTTTGCTCGGTTGGCTGATGACCACTCTGGTATTCCAGCCTACCTGTATGGTGACCTGAATGTGCAAGGCGCAGGCCGCACTTCGTCAGGTCTGTCGATGCTCATGGGCGCAGCGGGTAAAGGTATCCGCCAAGTCGTGGGTCACATCGACCAAGATGTTACTAAGCCGATTGTCCAACGTCAGTTCGTGTACAACATGCGCTACGATGAGGACGAGGCTATCAAAGGCGACGTACAAGTTATTGCTCGCGGAGCAGTTAACTTGGCTGTCAAAGAGACTGTCAACGTTCGCCGTATCGAATTCCTTAATGCAACCGCCAATCCGATTGACATCGAGATTCTTGGTAAGGATGGTCGCGCCGCGATTCTTCGTGAAGTGGCTAAAGGTTTGCAGATGCCTGTGGATGAAGTTATTCCATCTCGGGAGAAGCTGGCGATGAGTAGCGCAGGTGCACAAGCACAGGCGTTGTCAGCGCAACAAGCGTCTGGTGTACCACTACAACCAGACGGCTCTCCCAAAGGTGGCATGGATGGAAACACGGTATCACCTCGCGCTGGAGGTCAAGGATGATTCGTCCTGATGAAAAAACTGTAAAGGCTTTTGCTCTTGCGGTGCGGCAATTTCCAGAGGTTCTGGAATATCTTGCTGCATGGCGGTTGCACGAGTTGGAGCAGTTACCCAACGCAATAAACAACGCGGCATTGATGCAGGGGCGATGCCAAGTTTTGGGTGAGTTGTACAAACTCGCCAAAGAGTCCCCTGAACTAGCGGCAAAGTCCTAACTGATATGACTCGCCGTCTAATCACGCATACCGATAGGAGCGTTTAATCATGGCACTTCCAGAGCAAATTCGTAAACAGACCGAGGCAGTTCAAGAACTGTATAAACAACTTAATGGTGATGGAACCAATGGCGACGGGGCGACCCCTCCAGCCGATGGTGGAACTCCGCCCACTGAGCCTGTAAATACCAGTACTCCGACCGCCGACGAGAACGCTGCAACGGATAACGCTGCTCAGCCACTTAGCGACGAGCACGCAAATAGTGGCGGAAAAGACGCCGAAGAAACTTTGACTCAGAAGTATCGCACCCTCCAAGGCATGTACAACGCCGAGGTTCCACGTCTGCATAGCCAGAACAAAGAACTCTCCGGTCGTTTGCAACAAATGGAGCAGTTGCTGGCAACCATTTCTGCGCAACAGTCCACAGGTCGTCCTATGGCTGGTGGTCAATCACAAATTGAACCGCTGGTTACAGACAAAGACCAAGAGGAATATGGTGAATCACTGGATGTTATGCGTCGCGTAACCCGTGAAGAACTGATTCCTGTGGCGCAAAAAATTGCGCAAATTGACAGGTTGCTCCAACAGTTGCAGGTTAACGTTGTGCCACAGGTTAAGAACCTTGCACAGCGTCAGGCTATGACTGCTGAACAGCAATTTTGGGCGGATTTGACCACGGTGGTTCCCAATTGGAGAGACATCAACGAGGACGATGACTTTAAGACATGGTTACTCGAAGTTGACCCTCTGACTGGTATCAGCCGTCAAACCATCCTTGAGGATGCCCAAGGCAACCTCGATGTGCGGAGAGTAGGTAACTTCTTCAGGTCTTGGCTTGAGATAACTGGACAAGCCAATGTTGCTCAAAACACTCGCCGGAATGTGTCTGCTTCCGAGTTGGAACGCCAAGTTGCCCCCGGTAAGGGCCGCAGCGCAGGTGCACCAACTGGCAATGCTGCCAAGACGTATTCGCCTGACGACATCAGAACTTTCTTCGATGCTGTCCGTCAAGGTAAATATAAAGGCCGTGAAGCAGAGCGTGACCGCATTGAACGTGACATCTTTGCTGCACAGCGAGATGGTCGCATAACTGTTAACGCTTGATTAGAGGAGTTTTATCATGGGATTTCCCGTTTCCGCAGGCCGTCCGAACTATTCGGGCAACTTCATTCCCGAAATTTGGTCGGGTAAACTGATTGAGAATTTCTACGATGCCACCGTGCTCGCAGCAATCTCTAATACCAACTACGAAGGTGAGATTCGTCGTATGGGTGACACGGTTAACATCCGTACCACCCCTGAAATCACCATCAAAACCTATGTCAAAGGCCAGACGCTAAGCGTTGAAAGCCCTGACAAGCCTAAGCTCCAGCTTGTTATCGACAAGGGCGAGTACTTCGCCTGTATCGAAGACGATGTGGACAAGGTTCAGGCTGACATCAACCTCATGGACACTTGGTCTAAAGACGCTTCTGAGCGTATGAAGATTAAGATTGACCAGCGCGTGTTGACTGACATTCTGCCCGGTATTTCTTCCCTGAATAAGGGTGCGACCGCAGGCCGTATCTCTGGCAACATTGACCTTGGCACAACTGGTTCTCCAATTGCTGTTTCCAAGACCAACGTGCTTGAGTACATCGTTGACATCGGTACTGTTCTTGACGAAGCAAATGCTCCTGAGAGCGACCGCTTCATCGTCATTCCTGCCAAGATGGCTGGTTTGATTAAGAAGTCTGACCTCAAGGACGCTTCTTTGACTGGTGACAGTGTGTCTGTTATCCGTAACGGTCGTCTCGGTATGATTGACCGCTTCACCGTCTACATGAGCCACAACCTCAACAATGCAAGCGGTAAGTTCAGCATCATCGCTGGTCATAAGATGGGCTTTACTTTTGCCTCTCAGATGACTGAGATGGAGTCTATCCGCGCTGAGTCTACCTTCGGCAACATCATCCGTGGCCTGCAAGTTTACGGCTACCAAGTGGTGAAACCTGAGGCTTTGGCTCAAGGTATTGTTACTCTGTCGTAATCAGTCGGAGGGCTTCGGCCCTCCCTCGTAACTTTTTAGGAGATTTGAAATGGCAACTTATACCGACTCGTACGGTTTTAACAAGGGTTCAGCCGCTCTGCGTGCTGATGGTCTAACCAAAGTAACTCGTATGGAAGTTACTCTTGACTTCGCTAAGATTGCTACTGCGCGTAGTGCCGCTGGTGCTACTGCTCTGGCTTCTGGTGACGTTCTGGAAGTGATTCCTGTACCTGCTAAATCGCTCGTGATGCGTGTTGGTTACGATGTAACCACTGCTGAAGGTGCGACTGCAACTTTCGATTTGGGTGACGGCAGCGATGCTGACGGCTACCTGAACGATGTTGACTTGAACAGCGTTGCTTCTGGCGTTATGGCTTTGGCTTTGACCGAAGGTACACCTAACACCATCGCTGGTTACAGCAATGGCAAGTACTATTCGGCTGCTGACACCATCGACATTACCCTAAACAACAACGCGATTAACGTCGCTGTTGTTCGTATCTGGGCTTTGGTTGCTGACGCATCGTAAGACCAAGGGGGCTTCGGCCCCCTTTTTTAAGGAGGCAACATGGCACAGAATGACCCGTATGGCGTAAAAGCAGTGCAACTATCTGCGGATGGTACGGCCTTTGTTGGCAATAACCTAGTTCGTAAAGTCATGGTTATGCACAGTGGCGGTTCTGATGCTGTTGTCAAGTTTTATGATTTGGCTGCCGCACCTTCTGGTGGTGAGTCTTTTTACACAATCAATGCGTATGGCAAAGGTCTGACACAGGTCGATATGCCAGACCCCGGTGTAGAGTATTACAACGGGATGTATATTGATTTACCAACTGATTGTTCAGTTACTGTTTGGTACGAGACACCATAATGGCTACGAAAAAAGACCCACGACTAGAGCGTGCCGGAGTATCAGGCTTTAATCAGCCTAAGCGTACTCCAAGCCACCCGACTAAAAGCCACGTTGTTGTGGCAAAGTCTGGTACTGAAGTAAAAACGATTCGCTTTGGACAGCAGGGTGTATCCGGCTCTCCAAAGAAACAAGGCGAATCTGAGTCCTACAAGAACCGACGTGAGTCTTTCAAAGCACGTCATGCGAAGAACATTGCTAAGGGCAAATTGTCTGCGGCGTACTGGGCGGATAAAGTGAAATGGTAGCCAAGACTAAATCCAAGGTGAACGCTGCTGGCAACTACACAAAGCCTGAGTTGCGTAAACGCATTGTGTCGCAGGTTAAGGCCGCAGCGGTACAGGGCACAGCCGCAGGCAAGTGGTCGGCTCGTAAAGCACAGTTAGTCGCTAAGAAATACAAAGCCGCTGGCGGGGGGTACAAAGATTGAAAGCCCCTCAGAAGTCGCTCAAAGATTGGACTGCGCAAAAGTGGCGCACCAAGAGTGGTAAGCCATCTTCAAAGACAGGTGAACGATACCTGCCTGAAGCGGCTATTAAGGCGTTGACCCCCGCAGAGTATGCTGCTACAACTAAAGCGAAACGCGAAGGCAAAGCAAAAGGGCAACAATTTGTAAAACAGCCAGCTAAAATAGCGGCTAAGACAGCGAAGTATAGATAGGAGATTCTGATGCGTTATTTAAGAGACCAAAGCGGTTTTATCTACGAATGGAATGAGATTCTTGCAGCTAACCCTGCTTGCGTGGAAGTGACTGAAGAAGAAGCCTTCCCTGAGAAGTTCATTCCGAAGAAGCAAAAGGGTCGCAAGTCTGGCCTGAAGTTGGAGACTCCAGTCGAGGAGATTCCTACGGAGCCTGCTTACGAAAACGCTGAACTCAACGCAGAAGCATCTAAGGGATTACCCGAATGATACTCAACGATGTAATCATTGAGGTGCGTCGCCTCATCCAAGATAACGCTGCACCGCAACGTTACAGCGATGCGACGTTGCTGGGCTTTGCCAATCAGACTCTGAAGCGCATGGCTGTGTTGCGCCCTGACCTCTTTGCTTACATCGGTGAAATCCCCTGTACGGCGGGGCAGGTTTTGCAATCTCCGCCTACGGAATCTCTCCGTATCATTGAGATTTTCCAAGTCAAGGATGGTGCTGGTGTAACTGAGGTTGACCGCACAACGCTTGACCAGACTTACCCCGGATGGATGAATGACCCGGCTGGCCCGACTGTTAACTGGATGCGCCATGTGCGTAACCCTAACAAGTTCTTCATCTACCCCAAAGCCCCCGTAGGACAAGTGCTTATCGGGGAATATGCACAGACTCCCCCTACCTACACTGGTGCGCAGACCGTAGAACTACTACCTGATGCGTTCTTTCCCGTCGTTATTGACGGCACTGTGTTCTTGGCTGAGTCTGTCGATAATGAGCATGTCAACTCTAACCGTGCGCAGTTGTTCCAACAGTCCTTTACACAGGCTTTGGGTGTGAGCGCACAGGCTCGTTCCTTGACCGATACCGAGGAGTCTGGCATCCCTGCTGAACAGGTGATTGCATCATGAGTACACGCACTTTCATGTCTCTCGTTACACGCTTGGCTCCTAGTGTGCCGGGCTGTCCTCAGCCTATCATCGAACAACATGTTCGTGATGCTGCGATTGAGTCATGTGAGCGCACGTTAGCTTGGCGTTTTGAGCAGCCTGTTACTCCGTTGACCCCCGGTGTTTTTGAGTATCCATACAACAACCCGCTTCAGACTGAGGTTCACGCTTTCCTTACGGCGTCTGTCAACGGTAATGCGTTGGAGCCTGTCACACTGGAGCAGTTGTATGACCGACTTCCCAACTGGCCTGACCTAGACCCTGACCAACAGACTACGCCTAGGTATATCTGCCAGCTTGACCCTGACAACTTTGTTATTGCACCATCGCCTGATGCGTTGACTGCGTACGCACTCAAGATGATTGTGGTCTTGAAGCCGTTGCGCACTGCAACAGGAATGGATAAAGCGGTGTTTGATGACCTTGAGAATGTCATCATGCACGGTGCGTTGCAGCATTTGCTGGTTATGCCCAACAAGAATTGGAGTGACCGTGAACTGGCGACCTACCACGCGAAGCAGTATCTTTCTAAACTAACCGAGCGCAGAGCAAGGGCGAACTTGGGTGCGGCACGCGCCTCGATGTCCGTTCAGATGCGCCCCCTAGCGTGAGGACGATATGGCTACTGATGTAATTCGCTTAGTAAAAGGTGACGAAAGGCCAGTCATTGTTCTGACGCTGACCGACGATGTTACAGGCGGTGCAGTTGATTTATCGTCATTAAGCACTTCAGTTTCTGTGAAATTCCGTAAAGCTGCAACTACTACGGTATTGAGTACTATCGCCTGCGTCAAAATAGGTAGTGGCACAACTGGACAAGTACAGTTTAGCTTTGTTGGCGGCGTCCTTGATGTTGATGCTGGAATGTACGAAGGTGAGGTTGTAATTGATTTTAACGGTGAAACCCAGACTGTATATGACACTTTGAGATTTACAGTGAGGGAGAACTTCTAATGCCAATTGTGCGCACCACGGCTGTTGCATCTACTGTCTTGACTGCTACGGTCTCGGCGGTAGCTTTGGCTGCGCATCCTACAACGTATTCTGCGTCAGTTCAGGCGCGTCCTACACCAGTCATCGCTATGAGCGTACTGGTTGTACCACAGACTTTTCTTGAAACCCAAACTGTTACCCTTTCTGATTTCCGCCAACTCTCGGTGGACAAAGTTGTTCTTGATATAGCGACTGCCACTGATGACGTGGCTATCTCATTCGATACATCGTTTGCAGACTCTGTGACGATGGAGGACACAATCAATCGGATGTTTTATGGCAACATAGACTTCGACCCGACTGACCCTGATGCCGACCCAGACCCAATCAATGTTGCTGATTCCGATGCTAAGGATGTAGGGAAAACCCTTACCGATAGTGCAGCGGTGATAGATGCAGTGGCTTTGTTGCCCGGTAAGGTAGAGACCGACGCAGTTGCTGTTACTGACGCAATCAATACAAAAGATGTTGGTAAATCACTGATTGATTCTGCTGCTGCGACCGATGCAGTAACAGATTTTAACATTGACAAAGTTGTTGTTGATAGCGCGTCTGTGATAGACGCGGCAGCTAAAGAACTTACCCGACCCGACGTTGCTGACTCCATAGCGGCAACGGATGATTCTTTCCGTGCGCCGGGATTGGGTAAGACCGATGAGGTTACAAGCGCAGATGCAATCAATGCGTTTGATATAGGTACAAACCCTAATGATTCAGTAACTGCATCAGATGCTATTGATTCGTTTGATGTTGCTGCGGTGCTAACAGATTCCGTCACGATGACGGACTTTATTGCTAAGACACCGGGGTATGAGTTCGACTACGACATAACTGATGCTGATGCTGACCCAGACCCCGTAACAGTCTCGGAGGTGATGGCGAAAGACTTTACTCGCCCCGACGTGGCAGATACTACCTCTGTTTCTGACGCCGCCGCAAAAGACTTTACTCGTCCTGACGTAGCAGACTCTGTATCCCCCGTGGATGCAGTTGCTAAATCATTTGAAACAGACCGTGCTGACAGCGTTACAGGTACGGACACAGCCGTGTTTGACACCTCTAAAATTCTAGCCGATGCAACTACGGGAGCGACTGATGCACTTGTTGTTGAAGTAGGTAAGGTGTTCGCGGATTCTGTCTCAGGGTCTGACGCTATCAATACGTTTAGCATCGAGTCTGTACTAGCTGACACTGCGTCTGTGACTGACAGCCTTGTGCTCAATCTTATACTCGGGCAATCGTCGCCGCTATATGACTTTGCCTTTGTGTCAGATGACAAGTTTACATATTTCCCCGTGTTGGGTACGCTGAACGCGCACCTGATTCACCAACCGCTTGTAAACGGTGAGTTTGTACTGACAACTGACCCCAATGCTGGTATCGTATATACCATCCGCACGGAGTCGTACAGTTACATGTTTGCTGGTTACGGCTTGAACGAAAACCAACTTAACTAAGGAGTA